CTCACGTTGGTCCATGGTTCCCAAAAGGAATCCATGTGCAAGGTGCCCGCTTCATATTCTATGAAGTCGGTGGATCTTTCAAGATCTCCTAAAAGGACACCCTCATAGAGGTCGGAGCCCCGCTCCTGGTAGAAGGAGTTTTGTAAATCTTTTACAAACTCCCAAGCTTGATTTCCTGCACTTAGTCCAGAGTCAAGCGTTGGATCTGTTTCCAATACTGCGCGCATAACATGCGCGTAAGGCTGCAGGTATGTCGTAAGACAAGCCTGAGACTTAGTGGGTATCCTGGCTTTACCGCCAGGTTCCCCCAATGCAACCGCAGAAGCGGAAAACATTTTACCCGTCGGCCTTCCGGCCTGAGTGAGGAAACCTTCCTCAACTAGGGTTACGTAACAGTACGTGTGTAGAAGCACCGCTAAGCGGTCTTCTTCCATTCCGACCAGTTCCGGGTGCAACCACCCGGACTGTTCGATCTCAGTCCCAATTTCTGCCTCAGGCAGATCGCGGATGTTTGGGATCTCCGCTCTCCATCTTGGAGTGTCCCTACGAACGGTGAAACGCCCGCCAGTAGGTAATTCCCATATCTGATCATTATCAGGATGGGTCGAGAGCCATTCATGGAAACCAGGAATGATCGCCCTTTTCTTCCCCCCTTGCTTCGAGCTGAGCTCGTAGCATCCCTTATTCGTAAGGGAGCAGTGGGAGTGCATGCGCTTCAGGACACCTGCAGCGCGTGCGCACGCTTTTACTTCGGCTCCAGCTATACTGGAGTTTCTACGAATGTAATCTTTATCCTCCTCGCTAAGCGGGGTAGGCGTAAATTCACAATACGTCTTTCGGGTCTCTTCAAGAGCATCCGAACAGGCCTTGCCGTCTGCCGACGGCATAGTCCTTGTGATGCAGTATTCTACTGCATTAACCACCCTCTCTTTGTCGCCTATGGCGGAAGAAGGATCTAGCCATGTTCCCTCAGGGAGCTTTGGCCAGGAAGGTTTGTATTCGGGAAACGGATCCTCAGGATCCCTCCCGAACACGGAGTTGGACACCCACAGACAGTGTTGTTTCCACTCTTTGATGGCTGGTTGCGTTCGCTTTTGCGAAATGACTATGTCACTAAGACGCTTCCACCATCCGACTTTGTACTTGAAAACAGTATCGTTTTCCGGCAAAGTCATCTCCAGTGACGTGAGCATAGCTCGTATCACTTTTCTTTGCGCGATTAAGGTTGCCTTATCGCACTTGACTAACCTCACGAGTGTTGAGCGAGCGCCCGACACCCCCGAGGACCTCAACGCAGGCCAGTTCGTTTCAACGAACCGGGCCGCGTCAGCCCGTTTAACGGTGTCCGTTCGACGGAATTTCCGGTCAGCGCCGTAGCGCTGCCGCGACTGCCCCTTTCTGACTTGTAACAAGTCCGGTCTGGTTAATCCGACTCTATCGGGTTGAACCTCCGAATTCTGCCCCATGGCATCCTCCACAGCTCGTAAGTTGCGGATGTGGCGCGATGGTAGCATGCG